GGCCTTTCTAAATATTAAACCACGCGAACGTGGTTTCTTCTGTAGCCTCCACCCGGGGGCACCTCTGCACAGTAGTGGGCTACACACTACATGTATATGTCAAAAGACACGATGATATTACCCTTTAAAGTTCTCCGAGATAATATCGCCGCATCGCTGTATGGTAGGAACCCGATGATGTTTACCCCCGTCCTATCACGACCGAAGGCTTGCTCCCTGATGTTGGCCGCGCCCGTGTCACCGCCCACCAGCCCGACTAACTCCCTTAGCGCATCGTCGGTCAGGAAATTAGACACCATCTGAATTAAGGGATACCTACTCAACAACCCCTCGTAGTTCGTGTCGTCCTTGACTAGTTCCGACGAATGTACCCTGCCGTAATAGGTCGTATCAGCCTGTCGGCGTAGAGTCCACCGCGTATCGACGTTCAGATCTGGATTCAGCCCCTTGGAATAACTCGAGGCAACCATCAGACTCGTCGCGTCCACACCGGATAACTCTAAGCCCCTAGCTTCAACGTCACTCGTATGGTCAGTGAGGTAATCGTTCGTCGCATGGGTCGCCCAGTCTTTACTTATATCCAACCGGCTCCTGGGCGGTGCCACAAGTCTGTAAGTGGCAGCGCGGTTGGTCCTGTTATAGACAGGACTGCTCTCGAGTGAGGCCTCACCAGATAGTAGAGCCAGCACTGCTTTCAGTCCCAAGCCCCGAGTTTTCTTCACCGCAGGGCCTATTATCTTGACGACACTGGCAACGTGTGACCTGTTGATTATGCTGCGTGTCGTTGTGATGCACGACGTTAGTGCCTCTCCTATACTCAGTGTGTGATCGTTGGTCCAGTTGCCTGACACTAGAGACGCAATGGCTCGCGATACGTACCCAATCGCGTGATTGCGTCCTATAGCCATCCGCAGGAATTCGGCGTTGACGAAGCCTATGCTCTGCTTAGTAGGGTTCATCCTGCAACCGAAAAGCTTACACTTCTCGAGGATGTCTGCACACAGTGAAAGCGTAGGTGGCCGCATATACACGTCATCGCCAGTGTGCAGGGACTGTAGTGAGTCGAAGACCGGCCCGCTGACACTCGCGCGGACGTACGCGGCATTCAGCACGGAATTAATAAAAGTCGTGCCTCTGTGTCCGGACATGAGCGTACCGAGAACCCGAGTAGCCTTACCTCCGCTGTGGATGTACACGCTGTCAAAACTGGAAACAATCTTCTCAGCGTACCACGCAGGTGCGTTGAACTTTAGACAGAGCTCCTCGAAGAGCACCTTCATCGTGCTGTTGGCGTGATGTGAGTTGAAATCATCATAGTCCAGCATTAAGTTGACGCCCCCGCCGCTCTGCATTTCTCGGATTCTTCGGATGATTCCTGTATTGCCTCCAGAGCCAGGGTCGAGCAGCACGCGCTTATTTTTCCACAAGTCCTGAGTGCGTCCAAGGATGTATGAGAATGCATAGTATGACAACGTATCACAGGCATATATAGCCCTAGTTTTGCCGTGCTCGAGCTTCTCAGAAGCACTGACCAGCACTTCACCGTTCCATTTCGTCAGAGGCTCAGTGCTTATCGCTTCGTTGGCCATCCTCCTAAAACGCTGAACGTGCGTGTGTGCTGTCGTACCTGGATCTAAGCCCATCGCCCCGTCAGAGATCTTTGTCTGCGAGCCGTTCACACACCACGCCCACCTGGCAGACCACCACCTGTCTAAATCGGGCAGTTCGCATGACCGGGGGAGCTCGCTATCCAAGATGGAACGGATATGGAGGCGAATCGAATCAGGGTCCACGTTAATCACCTTCTCTCGTACTTTCACGGGGTCCGTCCTCGCACTATTCTCCGCAGCGAAGTCAACCGGCTTGACACCCCTACCTTGTAACGTCTGTGCCTCTGTGAGCACCGCACCCTCTACTGTGGCGGCTAGGCCAAGCGCCTTCAAAGCAGTACTGAGACATTTGGCGTTCTCAGGCTGTAGCAAGGCTGCGGCTCCGATACGTAAGCCAATGCCCCCGAAGCGCGCCTTCAGTATGTGGCAATAAAGTAAGCAGCTAATAAACTGATCACGCGTTAGCTTGTAGCGCGTCCACCGTACAAGGATCCCCAACAGGCTGTCCGAGTGGTGCCTCGCCCATGACGCACAAAGAGCAGCCAGTGACAGATTGCCCTTCAAGCGGCTGTTTGCGAAGGGTTTGTGGGGGTAAAGCTGCCGGCGCCAGACGCTGTCAGTCCTTATTGCATGGCCTAGTGCAGCCAGTGGGTAGCTGTCGAAATCGATCCTAGCGGGCTCAGCGTGGCGTCTTCCTGTGCTGACACTCCACCGCGTCCTGTCAGACTTGGCCGATACACTACCGACAAGCCCCGACATATCGTAACTGTGTAGCGCGATGTTTAACACATCGCTCGCATCACCTTCGCATTGCATGGGATATTCTAAGCATAGAAGTGCGACGGCATAAGGTAAAATGCCATTACGTGCCTTCATCTTTCTTTCATTGCTTAGAGAAACCATACCTTGCGTCAGGTTGTACCGCATATATTTTCTGACCTCTTTTTGTTCTTCCGGCTTGTTTAGTGCTTCGAGGAGATATTTACCGAGTAGCCCGTACTCTTTACTCCTCTGCACGAGTGCCGTCATGACACATTAGCCCCGCCTTGGGCACCTTCGTTACCGGGAGTGGGTGAAGCGAGGGCAGCAGACACGGGACCGTCGGTTACATCACCAGCTACAGCGGTCACTGGCACGGTTCTCGACCCTGCGGCAAGCTGGCCGACCCTAGCAGGAACCGGGCCGGTACTAACGCCGTGGAGTGTAGTTGCGGATAGAACCTGCCCGCGATCATCCTTGCGAGCTGAAGTGTCAGCCTCAGGCGCACTGCTGTCAGCAAATTCAGGGGCGACGTAACCGCCACCGCTCTCACGGACATCCTCAGCCTTGGGTGCGGCTCCTTTGCGTAACACTGGTGCCGCATTCAATACAGGCATCGATGCCCTGACACACTGACCGTGGATCCTGTCACGTCTACGGGCTGCCACGAGTTCAGCTGCGGCACGAGTACGTGCACGTGCTACGCCCGCTTGGGTGACGTTAGAGCCAGCAGCAGGTATCCCTCTCGGCCGACCGACAGTGATGGTCACAGTCGCACTGTGGAAAGTATCGGAGCCCGGCAAATGTGTCAACTCAGGTCTTCCATCCTCATCCCAATACATGTGCCTCGCTTGGATTCCTGCAGAGCCGGCGATATTTATCAACTCCCCAGGTGCACAGATCGGAGATTGCCCGCGACGCCACAAGTAGCTACTGATAGGAAGGGTACCCTCCAATCTGTCGCGAACCTCAGCCGCCTCCGCGCACGGTCCAGGGTGCACAATCGCAGACGAGTCAAGCTGCATAAACTTAATGTTGCCCAACCCGTCGCGAGGGTTGTTGTTCAAGTGGAGTACCATCCAACAGTTCCTTGCATTCTTGAATGCTATATTGTGACTGCTCACGGTAGTGTCCGCATTATCAACTACTTCGATGTCCTCCCACGCACCCCTCGTCTCGCTGCAGCCCTTGCCACACAACGACCCGCTGCCGTTGTCCTCAGCGTCAGAGAGTACGATAGAGGGCGGTAGCAGCCCAGTCGGCTCAACCCAGAAGAATGGGTTGATCGAAGCGAGACGCAAATGTCTCGAATTGTTGGGCAACCCGAGTGAAGCCGTACTCGCGAAGGTAACGGCAAGGCTTGCATCTCCGGATATCCCAAAGACGGTTCCCAGACCCTTACAATAAAGGTCGAAGAATAGGGGCAGATCACTAAGTAGCTGTGCTTTGTTCCTGCTCCGCATATCATCCGCGCCTTCTTTGTGGACACCTGCTCTTGCGGTACTATCAACACGGTGCTCTCCGGTGTATGTAGTGGGAAACCACTCACCGTTGATGCTGACGCCCGGGTCGCAATGTGCCACCAAGGCAGCAGATACCATTGCAATAGCGTCGACATACCCAGCAATGTGTCGATCATCGACCATCGACAATTCGGGCAGCCCGCCGTACGTAGGTAAGCCGTAGTGGATGCCGCCGAAAGGGATGGAAAAATGGCCGCAGCGCATAACATCGCGCATGATACCTCCTTCGTCAGTGTGCCCCACTACAGATACGACTTTGTGGATACCACGGACGACCGCTAGAGCAAAGAGCGGTCCTTGTCCGCATGCTTGCATGTTGGCACCAACAATACGCAGTGCGGCTACTACAGCGTTCGGCAAATCCTCGTCGTCAATATACGGTAAGATGGGGCGACGAGTAGCGGCATCAACCTCGACAATATCAGTCGCAATGCTGCCACCCTCACCTGCAACCGCATTAGCGAGCACTGTGAAGACGTCCCCGCCGAGTGACCCGGTGACAAGCCGCGGTATGAATACCGTGCTTACCATGGAATTGACAGGCCCGTCGTAGGTAGCAAGTGCGTTCACGGAGAGGTCGGCACCACCACGCAGTGTCTCACTAGTGACATCATCATACAATGAAGCGGCAGCGAGCCCCTTGGCAAGTCGCTCCGCGATACCAGCTAAATTACTATCCCTGAAGGTGGCATTGAAGTTCGAGTATTTCTTGGAGTATCCAATAAAATCCTCGGCCAGTACAGAGTTGGTAATATAGGAGGCGTCAACACCGATAGATTGACTATCATGTTGGCGTAGCGCCTGCACAGCACTATTATTCGCCCTGCCGATTTCGTACATTATCTCAGTCGAGTTAATGTCAACAATGCCGTACATTTGCATGCTAGTACGGAATGCCGTCTTGTACCGGCGGTACGAGTTTTCGCCGACGACCTTCCCGCACATAGGGCCGGAAAGGACGTCAGCCAAAAAAGTGTTTGAGTTCATAGTAGACAGAGACATACTGAATAGTTTGTTTAGTCTTAATTTCGCTCACGAGCTCAGTGGGTGTTTCGGATATTCCTGTTGTTACAGAAGTGATACAAGTTTTGAGTTTTGAATGGAAAATATAGGTTTTTGGATTGTAGCAAACGTATATGACCATATGACGCAATACTCTGAGATCACAGGAGCCGAAGCCACCCTCCCTCAGCGCATTACGTCTGCCCGTCCCACGGATAAGTACCCATTCAGGCTTACCGCAGTTATGTAGTAGGTGCTACAAAGCTAATCAGTATACTATTGACCTCACCCGCCCAGGGTGTCGGCATCTGGTCGCGCACGCCAGTGACACGGTCTGCTAACAGGCATTCAGAGCTTGGGCCTGT